CATGCCGGCGGTGCCGACCACGATCACCCGCAACGACCAGGACTGCCCCGCCTACACCGTCCCGGTGGCCGCCGCCGTCACTAATCCCAACTGCTAGGAGCGTTCTATGGCCCGCACCGTCATCGTTCTGAACAACCCGGTCCTGAAGCTGGCCGACACCGAGCTCGAGCTGGCCACCGGCGTGGCCTACGAGTGCCAGGTGACCGAGGCCCGGGTGACCGCCACCCCGAACTACAACACGATCCCTAGTACCGGATGCGCAGGGGCGACCCAGTCCCCGGGGCTTACCTCCTACAGTCTGGATCTCGCCTGGCTGCAGGACTGGTCCGCGGCCGGTGGCGGCCTGTCGGGATGGGCCGACGACCACGACGGCCAACCGGCCTGGTTCGAGTTCTCGCTCGACGGCGGGGACGCCACCGTCAAGGCCACCGGCGAGGTATACGTGACCGCCGGATCCTACGGCGGCGTGTTCGGGGACGGATCCCCCGCCGCCGTCGACGTCACATCGTGGCCGTGCGTGTCCCGGCCGGTGATCACCAAACCGGCCCCCGTCGGCACCCAGGCCGCCGAGGCCGCCGAGGCCGAGCCGGCCGCGTGACCGTCGCCGCCGATCTGCACGCCTTGACCGTCCAGATCCGGGCGGTCCCGTTCCACTCGATGATCGCCGCCGCCCGGGCCGTCAAGAAGGTGGCCGCCGACGAAGGCAAACGGGCCGGCGGACCGCTGAAAGGCAAGAAACGCCGCGCGTTGAAACTGCGCGCCCGCGACGAGATCCGCGAGGCCGGCCCGGTCACCAACTGCCGGATCCAAGGGGTGTCACCGGCCGGGTGGGTGTGGGTCACCTATGGCACCGCCGCCCACGACATCCGGCGCCGCAAGAAGGGCCCGATGAAAGTGATGACGGTGCGTCATCCCGGCACCCGGGGCCGGGCCGGGTGGGATGTCGTCGCCCAACGGGCGGCCCGGATCGTGCCCCTGATCTTCGATGACGATCTCACCAAGGTGATCGGCCATGGTTGACAAACAGATCCGGATCGACATCACCGCGAAGGACGACGCCTCCGACCAGTTGGAGCAGGTCGCGGACGCGGTGGCCGATGTCGAAGGCGCGGACCCGGAGATCACCGTCGAGGCCGACACGTCGACCGCCGAGTCGGCGTTGGCCGATGTCGAATCGGCCGCCGACGAGGTTGCCGGCCTCACCCCGGAGATCACCGTCGAGGCCGACACGTCGACCGCCGAGTCGGCGTTGTCCGATGTGGAGGCCGACGCCGACGCCCTGGCCGGCCTCACCCCGGAGATCACCGTCGACGCCGACACGTCCGCCGCCGATAGTGCCCTTGCGGACACCGAGGCCGCCGCCGAGACTCTCACCGCCGCCGACCAGGAGATCATCCTCAAAGCGAAAGTGTCCGACGCCACCGCCGCGCTGAAAACGTTGCGTGGCGGGCTCGATGACACCTCCAAGAAAGCCGACGACGTCAAGGCGGATCTTGACCAGATCGGTTCCACCGGCGGCCCGCGACTGGCCGGCAACGCCATGTCCGATCTCACCGGCCCGTTGGGGGATGCCTCCGGCGCGGCCGGTGATTTCGGCGGGGTGCTCGATGGTGTGTCCGACATCGCTGAGACGATGGGCACCAAGCTCGGCCTGTCCGAGCAGGCCACCGGGACACTCACGTCATCGCTCGGTCTCGCCGGTTTCGCCGTCGCCGGAGTGGCCGCGGGTATCGCCTACTTCTCCGGCAAGGCCGAGGAAGCGAAGAAGAAACAGGAGGAGTTGACCGCCGCCACGCGCGACTACAACGACGCCCTCGCGGAAGGCGACTACCGGGCGGCCGCCGACCAGTTGGTGGACTTGTACGAGGACGCGTTCGACGCCGCCGACAAGGCCGGGGTGCCGACCAAGGAGTTCGTCGACTACATCACCGGCATCACCGACGAGATGCCGTCGTTCGAGCGGGGGATGCAAGGCGCTCACGACGCGTTGGGGATCACCGGCGACGCGATGGGCAAGATGCGCCAACAGCATTTCGACAAGACCTGGGACGGCTACCGCTCCTCGATCGATGATGCCCGGCGATCGGTGAAGGACACCAACGGGATCATCGCCACCCAGAACCGTCGGATCGGGGAAGTGTCCAAGGCGTTGGGCACCGCCGAGCGGGCCACCAAGGACACCGCCCGGGCCCAACGGGAGATGCAACGGGAAACCGAACGGCTCGAGCGGGCGTTGGACAACATGAAAGGCGCCTTGGACTTCGACAAGGCGTTACAGAATTTCGAGGAGGATTTTCGGGAGGCCTACCGCAAGGTGCGCGACGGTCGCAAACTGACCAAGGACGACATCTTGACGTTGAAAGACACCGTGTTGAACGTGGGCGAGTTCGCCAAGATGCATCCGGCCGTGGTGCGGTCCTTGCTGCGCCGCATCGAGCGAGGTGACATCGCCGGGGTCCGCGACGCCGTGCAGACCTACATGGACACCCACACGGTGCAAACCCCGGCCGGGGTCAAATTGATCCCCGGGGCCGCCGCCGACGCCCACGACGACGCCCAGGACGAGCTGAACCAGTTCAACCCGATCCAGATCCCGACCGAGTACGCCGGGCCGACCGGCACGCCGCCGTGGATGCGGCCCGGTGCGGCGGTAGTCGCCGCCGCCGCGGCCGCCCCGGTGACCAACGTGACCATGTATCTGCCCCGCGGCTACCGGGAGCGGGACGTGGTGACCGCCGCCCGGTCCCATGCCCGCCGTTCCGGTGGCCTGTACCGTCGGACCCGCCGGTGAGAGTGCTCGACCAGGCGGCCCCCGTCTACGCGCCGCATCCGATCGGCCCGGCCGCCCCGATCGCGTCGTGGGCCGCGATCCCCCGCGTCGTCATCGAACGGGTGCCGACGTTCGCCTACACGTGGGATGACGACGACCCGACCGTGGACTGGGATGCGTCCGGCAAAGTGTGGGACGACCCGGCCGCCGGCGGCGGCTACGTCGACGCGGTCTGCGATTTCCAGGCTGTCGAGCTGGCCGCCGGCAACCCTGACGAGCTGATGCTGTTCCCCGCCGCCCGCGCCGTCGTCTCGTTGGACAACCGGACCGGACGTTGGACCCAATACGACGAATCGGGCCGTCTGATCTACTTCGCGCCGGGCCGCCGGCTGCACGTGTTGGCCGACTACGCCGGGGAAGCATGGTGGCTGTTCTCCGGCACGATCGACACGTGGGATCTGCAAGCCGACGGGTCGGTGGCCGTCGAGGCCCATGACCGGCTCGCCGTGTTGGCCGCCGAGATCGGCACCTACACGCCCGGGTCCGGCGGCACCGCCGCCGCGCAACGCCTCAGCGACATTTTGACGGTGGCCGGTGACACCGGCCCGACCCGGTTCGACCCCGGCGGGCCCGCCTTGACCGCCCAACCAACCGAACGATCCCCGCTCGAGGAGTGCCAGGTGGTCGCCCTGTCCGCCGGCGGGATCCTCTACGCCGACGCCGACGGCACCCTGCTATACCGCGACCAACTGTGGACCCGGGGCCGTGACGATCAACCGACCGTCCCCGTGTTCTCTGACAACGTCTGTACCGGCGACGCGGTCGTGGTGTGGGACGCCGAGCTGTCCACCGACGACGAACATCTGGCTACCAAGGTCACGTTGACCAACGTCGCTGGCACCACCGTCACCGCCACGACCAACGACCCGCTGCTACTCCAGGGCCAGCCTTACCCGTTGACCCATCCCGACCCCGACCAGTGGACCACCGCGGCGCAAGGTCAGGCCGTCGCCAACGCCACGTTGAACCTGTACGACAAGCTGACCGTCGGGGTGCGCCGCTTCGAGCTGCACCTGTTGGATCCGACCCGCAGCCTGTGGCGCACCGGGATCGACATGCGTCTCGGGGACCGGATCCGGTTTCAACATGACTTCCCGGTCCCGTCCGGCGTCGACGTCGGCACGTTCGACATCACCGCCATTGTGTCCACCATCACCCATGAGATCACCCCGGAAGCGTGGGTCGTGGGAGTCGGCACGACCCCCGCGGTGGCCGCCACGATCACCCAACGTTGGGACCGCACTCAGTGGATGTGGGACCAAGCCGACGCCGTCTGGAGATAGCTCATGGTCGCCCCGATCCCGGTTCCCGGTGCTCCGATCCGTTCCGACTGGGCCCAGGCGGTCGGGGTCGCGTTGGCGTCGGGGACCGCCACCATCCCCGCCCCCGCCGGCCCCGGCACCCCGGCCACGATCTCGGTCACGTTTCCGGCGTCCCGGTTCGGGGCCGCCCCCGTCGTGGTCGTGTCCGCCATCACCGGCAACCCGTCACTGGCCACGGCAAGCCCGAACGGGATCACCGCGTCGGGGTTCACCGCCACCGGCGCCCGGTTCTCCGGCACCATGGCCACGATCCCGTGCGCCTGGATCGCTCACCAGATGACCTAGGAGGCCGACAGTGTCCGACGAGGAGGAGATCACGTTTCGTGATGTGACCGTGACGTGCCGTACCGCCGGGTGCGCCAACGCCGGGATCGCGATCACGTTGTCGGTGCCGACCGAACCGGCCACCCCCAACGTGATGTGCGGGGTGTGCGGCCAACCGATCACCGAAACGTCGTGAGATGTACGGCGACGCCGAACCTGAGGACGCCTGGCATCCCGACGACCCGGTCCGGGTGCTGTTGGACAACCTGTCCCGGCGTTGCGCCAATCTCGGCGAGCCGGGCGTGGTGTCCGCCGACGCCACCGAATGGTTGGCCGAGATCGTCGAGCGGCTCGAGCGGATCCGCCGGCGTCGGCTATCGGACATGGAACAGGTCCGGGTCGCGATGATCGCGGAGGACATCGAACACATCCGCAACCGGATGCGTGATGGGTGACCGTTATCTCACCGACCTGACCGACGTGCTCCGCGCCGCCGGCCTGCCGGTCATCGAGTTGGACGGGTGGCGCACCCGGGCCCGCGGCTCGGGCGGCTACGACCCGGGCAAGCCGACCCACGTGATGGTGCATCACACCGCGTCGCCGCCGTCGTCGAGCGGGGAAGGTGACGCCTGGTATTGCGCCGAGGGCGACGAGGACGCCCCCCTGTCGAATCTGTGCCTTGACCGCGACGGGGTCTGGTGGGTGCTCGCCGCCGGGGCGACGAACACCAACGGCAAAGGCGGCCCGCTCGACGGGGTGCCGGCCGACTCGATGAACACCTATGCGATCGGCGTCGAAGCCAACGGCGGCTACGGGGAGACGTGGCCGGACGCGCAGACCGACTCCTACCTGGCCGGGGTCGCCGCGTTGTGCGACCACTACGGCCTGGCCTATGTGCGGGGACACGCCGAGTGGGCCCCGGACCGCAAGGTGGACCCGGCCGGGCCGTCACCGTGGGCCACCGGGAACAGCACGTGGGACATGGACGATTTCCGGCACGACCTGAGCGAGGAGGCCGACGTGGCATTGAGTGATAAGGACATCGACCGCATCGCGGCCCGGGTGTGGAGCTACCCGGCCGCCGGGGAAGGCTCCAAGGCCACCCGCTGGTTTCTCGAACACGCCTACGGGATCGTGCGCCGCTACCTGGGCGGCTACCAGGACGACTCCCCGCTGCCCGAACCCACGATGCTGCAACAGATCCACGACAACACGCGCTAGGCGCGCGTGAGCAGCGTCGACTGGGAGAACGTCGGCTACGCCGGCGCGTTCGTCGTCGGCGCCCTGTTCGGCGCAGTCGCCGCCATCCGCCTGACCCGATCCCTGCTCGATGTCGTGCTGCACGTCCGCCGCCGCGCCGAATCCGACGACGCCGACGAGTGAATTCGCGATGTCTACGGCATCGCGTAATCACCCTGGTAACGGGGCCGGGATGGCGCGAGACATCGCGACAACCCGAGAGGCCTCGAGCCGCGCGTAGATCTGCGTCGTGGCCACCGACGAGTGACCGAGGAAATCGCGCACCGCGTACAGATCGGCGCCCGGCTGCGCGTAAGCGATCGTGGCCGCCCGGTGCCGGAGCTGGTGGGCGACGATCCGATAGCCCGCGGCGTGGAACGCCCGACAGACGATCTGTGACACCCGGGCCGGCGACAGGCGCCGCTCGGACCGTCCCGTGAACACCGCCCAGCCGTTCCGCTCGAGCGCCGCCAGGCGGTCACGGGCCCAGGTCGGCAGATGCACGATCCGCTGGCGCCCCTTGCCCAGCACCCGCACCCGGCCCTCGACCAGGTCGACATCGGCCCAGTCCAGCCGGGAAACCTCGCAACACCGCAGACCGCCGCCCGCCTGTAACGCGATCATCGCCGCCGTCTGGACGTCGATCTGACCGAGGACGTGGGCCACCGCCGCTTCGTTGGCGGGCCGTGGTAGCCGACGCGGGAGGCGTGGCCACTCGACCAACAGGGTCGGGTTGGTTTCGCACAAGCCCTCGCGCATCGCCCACCGATAGAACGCCCGCACATAGCCGATCAGGTTGCGCGAGGTCGCCGGCGACACCGGGCGCCCGTCGATCCACCGCTCGACGTCACGAAACGTGGCCGTCCGCCAGTCGTCGCACCATCGAACCCATCGCCGCGCGTTCGCATGTCGCGCCCAGATGGTCTCCCGCGCGTACCCCCGCCGCACCATGTACCGCCGATACGCATCAAGGTCGACGCCATCTGTCATGAAGTGATACGTTACGCTCTATGTCCGAAATGACAAAGATGCAACTTGACAGAACGGTCTACGATTCGCTCATCGTCTGGTGGCCTGATGGGGTCGCCTTCCTCAATGAGCACAACATCGCGCCGGCCGGGCGGACGACGTGGGAGAAGCGGACGAAGATGCCCGGATTCCCACTGCACCGGCCCAACGGGCCAAAGGGCAAGCGCTACATCGTCCCACGGGAAGTGGACGCGTTCCTCAGGTCTAGATGCACCGCGAACGTGCCAGGTCAGACGACATGAGCGCGGAACCTACCCGCTACGTCTACGGCGCCACCGCGAGTGATCCCGCCGCCGCCCTGGACGCCGACCTTGCCCGCCTCGAGCAACACATCGAGAACGGCTACGAACAGCTGCGCCGCGCCGCCGTGATCCTCGCCCAGCTGCGGGCCGAGATCCGCCAGTGAGCGGCCTGATCGTCGCCGCGGTCCTGTTGGCCGGCACGGTGACGGTGCTGTGGCCGCGCCGACGACGAGCGCGGCCCGGGGAGAGCGGATTCGACCCGCTCTCCCAACGGGCCATACGGCACCTGCTCGACGACGACCCGCACCAACTCGATGGGAAAGAGACAGGGGGATCACTGTGAGCGCGGCATGGTCACGGTACATCCGCGAGACGCTCGACGAGCGGACAGATCTGTCTTCGAGAGCGCGGCATCTGCTCGATCGACTCGGACATCACGTCAACGGTGAAGGGATCTGCTGGCCCTCGGTGGACACTCTCGCCCGACAGATGGGAGTGACCGCGTCGACCGTTCAACGGGCCCGGGCCGAACTTGTCGCCGCCGGGGTGATAACGATCATCGTCACCGCGGGGCGTGGTCATTCAAACCTGTACGCCTTCCCGGAATGGTCGCACCCACGCGACCATTCCGCCGGCGAAAAGGTCGCACCCACGCGCGAAAAGGTCGCACCCACGCGTCGAAATGGTCGCACCCACGCGACCCAGAAGTATCCAAGAAGTATCCAAGAAGGGCCGCGCGTCACGATTGCGAACGGGTTCGCCCTCGACGCGATCGGACCGGTCGATGATTTCTCGACGGCTCGGGCCGACGTGGCCGACATCATCCAAGCGATCCGAGACCGCCGCTATGGCGACATCCCCCGGAGTGCCGATGACTGACACCGAGCGGGTGTGGGAGATGGTGTGTGAGACACCGACGTGGTACGACCACGTCTGGGATCTGCTCGGTACCCACGACCGTGCACAACGAGCGCTCAAGGCTCTCGAGGCCGACGGCTCGATCATCTGGCATTCCAACGGGCTGCTCCGACCCCGGCATGGTTGGTCCAAACAGGGCCCGCCGCCCCGTCCTAGGCTTGCGCGTGATGGCGACTCAGGGCCGGCTGGAGGATCATCTGGGCACGCTGCGGGTGACGTTCGATCCGCAGCCGGTGAAGGTGGCCGCGGTGCCTGAGATCATCCGACTCCGAGCGCAAGGGTTCGGTCCGACCGCGATCGCCCGCAGCCTGAACCGGCGAGGCGTGCCGACACCGTCGGGCCGTGGCCGCTGGCATCCCCAGACCGTGGTTCGTCATATCGACCCGGGCCCGTGGCGCGACTACGTGCGCCGCTACCGCGCCAACAGGGCTCGATGAGTGTGGGCATCCGATGAACACCGAACCGCTCAACTCCGGTGCGCTAACCCCCCACGCCGACACGATCAAGCCTCGCACCATCGACGAAGCACGACTTCAAATGTGCGCCCAACTCCACCGAGCCCTCTACGGCGACGTCTGGGCACGACCCCAACCACCCGCCGTGGTGTGGGCCGAAATGCTTGACCGCATCGACCGTGCAGCACGCGCACTCCAACGATGAGTAGCGAACCGCTGATCTATTGCCCGCTGGTTGTCGTGGCGGCCGTCGTGGTGGCCGTCGTCGTGGTCCTGTCCCGCCGTGCATTCTCCTTCCCCGGCCCGTGAAGGGTTCACCGACGGCGCGGGGGTACGGCGCCGATTGGCAGCGGGTACGTCTGGCCATCCTCGAGCGGGACGGGTGGCGCTGCCGGTGGTGCGGGCTACGGGCTACGACTGTGGATCATGTCCGCCCACTGTGCGCCGGGGGTGCGCGCCTCGACCCCGCGAACCTGGTCGCTGCGTGTGTGGGCTGTAACAGTCGGCGGGGTGCCAGGTTCTCGAGCCGGCGGCGCAGCCGCCCGCTTGCCGCTGGTTCCGGGTTCCTGGTCCCCGCCGACGCCGCGCGTCGTCGATGAGTCCGCGGTTTTTGGGGCGAGGGTCGAGGTTGTACCCCGCCGCCTATTTTCGTTCTCTCTCCCGACCGGGGGCGATCGGCCACGATGTAATCCATGATCGGCGTGACCGGGCGTGACGCGGCGCAGCCCGGGCGAGTTGCCGTTACCGGGGATGCGGGGTCGGCGCGATGGCGCGGTGGCCCGGGTGCGGCGCGGTGTCGACGTGCAGATCCGCGCCCAGCGCGCCGCCGGTCAGCTCGAACGTGTCGACGACGCGCTGATCTCGTTGGCCCGGACACTGGCCGACGCCCTCGACGCCGAACATCTCGACCCGGACGGCTCCCGGTTCACGGTCGGGTCACTGTCGGGCCGGCTGGTCACCGTGCTGTTGGAGTTGCGCGGTGAACGTGGCGCCGCTGGTGAAGGCGTCGACGTCGAGCTTGCCCAGCTCGTCGACGCGTTACGCCACGCCCCGCGATCCTGACCGGCCGACGCTCGGCCTGGAGACGCTCGCCCATCTGGCCCGGCTGCGTGGCGGCCCGCCGTACCCGTGGCAATGGGACGTGGCCGAGGTCGCCGGCGAGGTCAACGACCGGGGCGACGGGTTCCGTTATCCGATCGTGGTCCTGTCGGTCCCCCGGCGGGCCGGCAAGACCGTGTTGACGTTGGCCAAGGCGCTGCGCCGCATGGACATGGGCCGCGACGTGCGGGCGTGGTACACGGCGCAACGCCGGGAGGACGCGGCGAAGCAGTTCCGCGACGAGTGGGCGCCGATGATGGACTCCCGTCCGACGTTGCGCCGCCTGTACAAGCTGCGCCGCTCGCAGGGCTCCGAAGGGATCCACCGCCGCCACGGCTCGAGCCGGCTGCAGCTGTTCCCGCCGACGGAGAACGCGTTGCACGGGATGAACGCCGACGACGTCACCGTCGACGAGGCCTGGTACGTCGACCAGGTCACCGGCGAACAGCTCGAGGCCGGGATCCGCCCGGCGCAGCTGACCCGGTCCTGGCCGCAACTGTGGATCGTGTCCGCCGGCGGGACGCTCGAGTCGACCTGGTGGGATCACTGGATCACGGTGGGTGAACAGGCGTCACCGGGGGTCGCGCTGTTTGATTACGGCGCGGACAGTTCCGCCGATGATTACGACCCGGGCTCCCCCCAAACGTGGATGCACGCGCACCCGTCGATCGGTCACGGCTTCCCCATCGAGGCCCTCGCCCATCAATGGCACACCAAACGCGACGTCGCAAGCTTCGAGCGGGCGTACCTCAACGTGTGGCCCCGCCCGTCGCTCGCGGTGGCTGCGGCCGGGCTCGAGCTGGGCGACTGGGCCGGCGCCGCCCACCCGACGATCGCGCCGGCGCCGGTGACCGCGATCGCGCTCGACGTCGCCGCCGACCGGGCCTGGTCATCGATCGCCGTCGCCGGACCCAACGACGACCGGATCGTCGTCGAAGTGCTCGATCACCGGCCCGGGGTGGCCTGGCTGGCCGCCGGGATCCGGGCCGCCCGCCAACAGTTCCGCGGGGTGCCGGTCGTGGCCGACTCGTTGGTCGCGGCGTCGATCGTGGCCGAGTTGACCCGGGCCCGGATCGTGGTCGACACGGTCGGCGCCGCCGATCACGCGAAGGCGTGCGGCACGTTCGTCGACCTGTTGGGCGCCGGCCGCCTGTCGCACCGCTCCCAGGCCGTGCTCGACGACGCGGTGACCGGCGCCGCCCGCCGCCCGTTGGGTGACGCCTGGTTGTGGAGTCGGCACCGCTCGACGGTCGACATCTCACCGTTGGTCGCGGTCACGTTGGCCGCCTGGCGGACCCATGCCCGGCCGCCGGCGGGCCGCGGCGCAGTCGTCACCGGCGCTCCAGACGCTCCGCAGCGGATCGCCCGCACTCCAGGTACCACCCGGGCCCGTTTCGCGGCTCAGAGCGGCTCCTGGCGTGCGTAATCACCCCGAATTGGTGGACCCCGGCCCGTAATCAGGCGTCATCTGTGTCTACATGGCCGCTGCCCGCAAATCAGACACCGAGCTGACCGACGTCACCGCCGCCGATCAGACCGGGGCGAACCCGCTCAGCGAACTGAATCACCGGCTCGCCGCCGAGGCCGCGCAGGCCACGACCGCCGAGGCCCGGACCGCCGCCGCCGAGGCCCGGGCCGCCGGCGACACCTAGATCCGGTGAACCGGTTCGCCGACTGGATGCTGGCCGGGCCGACCCGGTTGCGGGCCGTCCCGCCGGCGCCGACGGTGCGCGGCGCAGCCGGCGCGGTGAGCCTGGCCCGCGGTCACCCGTCCCGCATGGCCGGCCTGCCCGGGTTGAACAGTGAGCATCTGCTCCCGGTGGAGTGGGGCGGCCCGGGCGCGTTGTGGGGCCGGGACGCGGCGATGTCAATCCCGACGGTGTCGCGGTCCCGCGATCTGATCTGCTCCGCGGTCGGGGCGTTGCCATTCCAGTTGTGGACGGTCGACTACGACGCCGACCCGCCGGTCGAACAGCGCCGGCCGCCGGCGGGATGGATGGGCCGCCCCGACCCGGACCGGACCCGGCAATGGATGTTGGCCTGGACGACCGACGACCTGCTGTTCAACGGGGCCGCCTACTGGCAGGTGATCCACCGTTACGCCGCCCCCAACGACTACCCGGCCGCGTTCCGCCGGATCATGCCCGGCGAGTTGCACGTGGATTCCACGACGGGCCGGGTCACCGTCAACGGCACCGATGTGGATGCGCGCGACGTCGTCGAGTTCCTGTCCCCGATCGACGGGCTGTTGGCCAACGGGTGGCGGGCCGTGTCGATCGCATTGCAACTCGACGACGCCGCCGACCGTTTCGCCGGCACCGAGCTTCCGTCGGGGGTGCTCGAGGAGCAGGCCGGCGGCGAGGATCTGTCCGCCACCGAGCTGGCGCAACTGGCCGACACGTTCACCGAGGCCCGCCGGTCGAACACGACCGCCGCGACCAACAAATATCTCCGCTACCGCGAGGTTCAGGTTGACGCCTCCGCGATGCAACTGGTCGAGGGGCGCACCTATCAGGCGTTGGAGCTGGCCCGTCTGGCCAACGTCCCGCCGTATCTGGTCGGCGCCCCCGCCGGCACCGGGATGACCTACCAGAACGCCGAGCAGGCCCGCGGCGATCTGATCGACTTCGGGGCCCTCCCGTACATCGGTTGCATCGAGCAGACGTTGGGCGGCCCCAACGTCACCCCGCGCGGCCAGTTCGTCCGCCTCGACACCAACGCCTGGCTGCGCAACCCGTTCACGGCGTCGAGCGCACCGTCACCCAACGACATGGAGCAGGCCTACAACGAACCCGCGGAGGCGTCGGCATGATAACCGCCACGTTCGACCCGCCGTCGGTGACCGCCGCCGCCGGCCCCGCCGAGTCGCGCACCATCACCGGGGTGGCCGTGCCTTACGGGGTGGCCGGCACCGTGTCCGACGGTTCGGTGGTCGTGTTCGAGCGCGGTTCGATCGACCCGGCCGCCCGCCCGGTCGCGTTGCGTGACCACGACCCCACCCGTCCGATCGGCCGGGTGATCGACGCCGCCGACACCGGCCCCACGGTGACCGCCACCGTGCGGGTGTCCCGCACCCGTGACGGCGACGACGCGTTGGTGCTCGCCGCCGACGACGTGTTGGGCGCGTTCTCCGTCGGCATCGAACCGTCCGACTTCTACCACGACCCCGACGGGACGCTGCACGTCACCGCCGGTCAATGGCATGAGCTGTCCCTGTTGACGATCGGGGCCTATCCCACGGCCCGGGTTGCCACCGTCCACGCCACCCACCCTGGAGGATCCATGCCCGACCTGTTGACCGCCGACACCCCGACCGACCCCGACGTCCCCGACACGCCGACCGAGCCGACCGAGCCGACCGAGCCGACCGAGCCTGACGACGACGACACGCCGACCGTGCAGACCGTCGCCCCGGTGACGGTGCCCGTCACCGCCGCCGCCGGGCGGGCCGGGCCGGGCCGGTATGCCACCGTCGGGCTGCGCCAACTGTCGGGGATGATAATGGCCGCCCGCGGCGGCGATGACCGGGCCCGTCAGATGGTCCACGCCGTGGTCGCCCAGACCGGCCGTATCGAAGCCCAGTTGGCCAACGTCACCCTGGTCGGCACCGACAACGTCGGCGCCGCCCACCGGCCCGCCTATCAGGCCGAGCTGGTCGACATCGTGTCGCAAGGCTCCCCGCTGGTCGACGTGTTGCGCCAGGGGGATCTCGAGCGGGGCGACTACCCGAACAAGACGTTCAACAGTTGGGTGAAACGGCCCCAGGTCGCCCTCCAGGCCGGCGAGAAGGATCCGATCAACTCGACCGCCGTCCAGATCCTGCCGGCATCGGTGCCGGTCAACACGTGGGCCACCGGAAACGACCTGTCCCAACAGTTGCTCGATTTCGGCTCACCGAGCTTCGTCGAGGACTACATCCGGGCCGCCGGCGTCGACTACGCCGAGACGATCGAAACGTACGCCGCGACGATGCTGTTGGGCGCCGCCACCGACGTGACCACGCTTGCCGGCGACACGTTCATTCAGATCGTCGGCAAGTTGATGGGGGCGATGGATCCGACCAAGGTGCCGGCCGGGTCGCTGTTCCTCGCCGTGTCCTACGACGTGGGGGTCGGTCTGATCGGCGTGAAGCAGACCGACGGCCCCGCCTTCTGGGACGGGTCGGTTTCGTTCGGTTCGGTGCCGACGTCCACCAACATGGGCGGCCTGTCGGTGATCGTGTCGACCAACCTGCCGGCCCGCACCTACCTGCTCGGCCCGCGCAACGCGGCGACGTGGTACGACCTGCCCGGTACGCCGTTCAATCTGCGTGCCGTCAACGTCGGCCATCTCGGTTTGGACGTCGCGGTGTACGGCTACGGGGCGTGCGGGGTGCAGTATCCGGGCGCCCTCGTCAAGACCACCCAGCCGCTCGTCTGACGCCGTGGGTTGGACCGACGCGGCCGCGGTGACCCGGGCGTTGGGGGTGACCACGGCGGACCCGTACATCGATGACGCCGTTGCCGCCGCCAACGCCTGGGCGCCCCGCAAACGGGCCGAGGCCGGCTACGTCGACGACCCCGACGTGGCCCCCGATGACGCCGCCGCGTTGGGTACCGCGTTGTACGCCGTCGCCTTGTACAACGAGCGGGGCGCCACCGACTCGCACGCCTCGTTTCAGGATCTCACCGGCTACGCCCCGGCGTCGGGATCACTCGGTCAGATCAACCGGCTGTTGGGGATCGGCAAGGCCGCGGTGGATGCTGTGCCGACCGTCGCCCCGCTCGCCCGTCGCCGCCGCCGGGTGTCGGGGGTGCGTTGGTGAGCGTGTTCACCGACGCCCGGGTCGACATCGCCGGCAAGTTGACCGCCGCCGGGTTGACCGTCACGTTGGATCCGCGCGCCCCGTTGCCGTGCGTCCTGGTCGACGCCCCGACCGTCGAGTCGGCCGCCGGGGTCGGTGGATGGTCGGTGATCGTGCCGGTGCAGATCATCGCCCCACCCCCCGGCGGTGCCGACGCCCTGGTTTGGCTGTTGGACGCCCTCGAGATGGTGCTCACCGTCTATCCGGCCGCCATGCCGGCGGTGCCGACCACGATCACCCGCAACGACCAGGACTGCCCCGCCTACACCGTCCCGGTGGCCGCCGCCGTCACTAATCCCAACTGCTAGGAGCGTTCTATGGCCCGCACCGTCAT